CAACTGTGACCATTCCTGTCCACCGCACCATCATGACCACCGTGTCGGCTCAAAGCCCTGCTGTAATCGGTCAATACGGCACGACAACGAGCTTGGGCGGGTCTACCTACACAGGCGTGACTTTCCCTGTTGTCCTGCGCGATTACCCGACCTACACGCTTGTGCCAATGACTAATGATTCATTCATCCAATGGGATGGTGCGTTCAATGCTTACGAGGTTGTGCTGTGAACATAATCGCACCAGTTGAAGATACCAACGTCATACGCTATGCCGACTTTGTGCGAATCACAACGGCATCGGCGGTCTATCGGTTTTCTACTGCACCGACCGCCATCACGGTTTCGGCGGTGGATGCTTCAGCGTTCACAGGCTTAAGCCAACTGGTCAGCATTGGTTCAGCCACCAGAGACATCAAAAGCACTGCAAACGAAACAACTGTGACGTTGATAGGCATAGATACCTCCATGCTTTCGCTGGTGCTTGGCGCGGGTATTAAGGGTTCAGAAATTGAAATGTGGCACGGGTTCTTTGATGCGGCTGGCAACCTGATAACCACCAGCAATGCCGCATGGATTAACTCATCAAATTATTATCTTGGATGGACAAACAGCACGGGTGTGCAAGTGCCGTGGCAAACATCAACGGCAAACAGCGGCTTGTACCAATATTTCAATGGTTACATAAACAGCTTTGGCATTAGCGAACAGTGGATGGAGGAGATTCGCGGCTATGTTGGCACAGTGACTGTCAGCGCATCCAGCATTCAGCTTATTTTGCAAAACCGCACGGCTGGGCGTTACACAAACAATAACGCATGGACACAATTTAATGCAACTGATACCAGCATGAATCGTGTTAATTACATCCAAACTGTAAACTATCAATTTGGTAAAAGCCCCAATTCATAGGACAAAACATGATAAGACAAGCTAACAAATTTGACATGGAAGCCATTGTTCGGATGCTTAAGGCATACCGCGACAAAGCACCCGCGCAGTTCCTGCGAGATTCCAGCAATCAAGAACACATTGAAAAGCTGATTAACAACATCCTTGCTGGCGCAGGATTTATCTTACTTGCAATCAAAGATGAAGACCCTGTCGGTATGGTAGTTGCCGCACAGCATCCAAACATTTGGAATCCTGAAGTGATGCAAATCAGCGAGATTGCATTCTGGGTTGACGAAGAACATCGCGGCGGCAAGTCTGCTCATCGACTGCTTCACGCCTATATTCAACAATGCGAAGAATGGAAGCAAGAAAACCGCATTCAATTTTTTAGCTTAAGTAAAATGGTAAACAGTCCCGACTTGTCGTATGAAAAGTTCGGTTTTGAAAAGTTAGAGGAAACTTGGATTAAATAATCATGCCGGGTTCAATAATTGTTGCCACATATTTTCCGTCATTAACTGGTTTTGCGGCATCAGTTGCGGCGTTTGCTATTAACACAGTTGCATCTGCAATTCTTTCTAAGCAGTTTTCACCAAATTCAAACGCAAACAATACTCAAGGCGACCAGAGAAACCCCGGCAGTCGTTTGCAGATTCCTCCCGCTGGCGACAACAAGATTCCAGTTATTTATGGCTCTGCTTATACGGGCGGCACAATCACTGACTTATCTATAACCAACGATTCACAAAATCTTTATTATTGTTTAGCTTTATGCGAGGTAACCAACACTGAAAGCGGCGGCACACCCGACACAATTACTTTTGGAAACACTTATTGGAGTGGCAAACGGGTTATTTTCCAAGCTAACGGGTACACTGTTGCATCGCTACTAGATGAGTCAACAGGGCTTTACGATTATTCTGTGGCTGGAAAATTAGAGTTTTATTTTTATAAAAACGGTTCAACAAACCCAACAAATAGCGCATTTTTTGCTTATGGCTCTCAAGTCATGGGTAATACAAATTTAGTGTATCAATGGGATAACACTAAATTGATGAGTAACTGCGCTTTTGTGATTATCAAAATCAGATATTCAGCAAGCGCAAACTTAACTGGCATTCAACCAACTAAATTTCAAGTTACTAATGCTAGATATGCGCCCGGTGATTGCTTCAGCGACTATTTGTTTTCTACCCGATACGGGGCGGCAATACCCGCATCAAACATTGATAGCACAAGCCTTACCGCTTTAAATGCTTATTGCAATCAGCCTTTTACATTCACAACCTATTCAATCGGAACTGGTTCATTGCCGCAAAGATTTCGCTTTGATGGCGTTCTGGACACTCAACAGCCAATCATGACGAACTTGCAATATATGGCAACTTGTTGTGATTGCTTGCTTCGTTATAACGAAGTATTAAACACATGGGGCGTAGTGGTTCAAAGCCCGACTTATACAGTTGCAATGGCATTAAATGATGACAACATTGTTGGGTCGATTGCTGTCACTCCTCTTGACATTGCTTCATCATTTAATATTGCAGAAGTTAAATTTCCTGACAATTCAGCCCAAGACAGCTTTAACTCAGCAACATTAAATCTTGCTGTTATCAATCCATCATTGCTTTACCCTAATGAACCTGTAAATAAACAGACCATTAGTTTGCCATTAGTTAACGATAATGTTCGGGCGCAATATCTTGCAAACAGATTCCTTGAAACTTGCCGTGAAGATTTGCAAATTCAATTAACTATAAATTATGTAGGCTTGGAATTAGAAGCTGGCGACATTGTTTCATTGACTAATACAAATTATGGTTGGTCGGCTAAATTATTTCGCATTTCTAGGGTAACAGAAAATTTTGGCTCTGATGGTTCAATCACCGCGACTTTAATGCTGACTGAATACAACAGCACAATCTATGATGATGTAAGCATTACGCAGTTTGCGCCATCACCTAACACTGGCTTGGCTTCACCATTGACCTTTGGAACAATTCCGACACCACTAATTACGGCAAGTTATCCATCTGCCGCAAATCCATCATTTGTAGTTAACATCACAACATCTTCTGCGGGTATTGTTGATTATGTTGAATGCTGGTATTCCGCATACGCAAGCCCTACAACATCACAACGATTCTTTGCTGGCACATCAGCGATTGCTTCTGATGGTAACCCTTATGACCCCAACACTTATTTGACTATTACGTTGACTGATATTCCAGCGGGTAATTGGTATTTCTTTAGCCGCATGGTTAATAGTCTTGGTTCAAGCGTTTATAGCTCACCATCTTCAGTGTTTCAATGGCGACCAAACACATTCACCTATGTTGAACAATACCTTGTTGTAGCTTATGGAAATGACCTTGTCGGCACAGGCATTTCAGCATCACCAACAGGCAAGAACTATTATGGCTTGTACAACTCAACATCAAACACATACAGCGCGGTTGCTTCTAACTACACATGGTATTTGGCACAGCCAACATTTGGCACTGTTAACAAACTTTGTTTTATAAATCGCACGGGCAGGAAGTTTAGCTTTGGTACTGCACCAGCGGGATACGCTTCATCAACTGCGGCGTATGTTCCTGTATCAACATTTGATAACTCGCTGTGGTCTGCATTGCCTGATGGAACAAATTACATTGACCTTGATGTTCGCACGGGTCAGCTTACGCGCACAGGTACAACTACTGTTGGCTCTGGACAAATTGCAATTACCAATAATCCTGATGGAACAATGATTGGGTCTTTGGCTCAATTTTTGAATTTTGGTGGCGCATCAACCTACACCAGTTCAGTCGCATCATTGACCATTGATATTTATGGTCGAGTGGTTGGTGTTGTGCCACCTGATTCGTTTTATTACACATCAGAAGATTTCACGGCAACCGCTAGTCAAACAGTATTTACACCAACCGCAAGACAAGCTGGATATATCACTGGTCAAGATTTGGTTTTTCGCAATGGTATTTTGCTGGACACAACAGAATATACAGAATCCAGCACAACAGTGACTATGAACACTGCTTGCGTGGCTGGCACTTTTGTTGCCATTGTGTCTATGCGTTCTGTTGCGTCATCAAACACTTATGAAGATTTGGGCTTGCTGTATTCAAGCGGCACAGGAACGACAACATTAACCTATACAAACTTGCCGCATCAAATTATTAATGCTGGCGATAAATTAACATTCAGCAATACTGGAACGCCAACGCAATACACAGTATCCACAATCAATTATGTGACCAAACAAATTGTGTTTACTGCGGCGTTCACAGCAACCGCTGGTAATGTTGTTTATCGTTATCGTGCATCAGGTGCAACTTACCCATCATTCAGCCGCTGGACTGCCACATTGACTGCCGCAAGCACTTACACGCCGACAACATTCCAGTTGGTATCTGGCTCTGAGCTTTTGTACTTGAATGGTACAGAAGTCAATGACCAAGATTATGATTTGGTCGGAAACACAATCAATAATTTTCCATCTACGGCAACAGGTAATTTCACAATAATTCAATTTGCACCTAACAATCAAGGCGTACCAAATGGTTTGCCAACGGCAGTATCTACATTCACAATAAGCGGAACACCTGTTTACAGTTATTCCTACACACCAGCATATTTTGAAATCTTTGCCAATGGTTGCTACTATGACCAAGGCGTAGATTTCACAACGGCAACAGGCTCATACACGCTTGTTCCGACACCAACCAACAACACAACAGTTCTTGTTCAACAGACTTACAACGCATCAGGGGCGGCATAATGACTCAAGCATTTAATCTTTCACAACTTGCAAACAACGTCAATACCACTGGTCAGCTTAATGCGGCGGCTGGTTTGTATAACCAAACGCCTGTGGCAAACGGTGGTACTGGTGCGGCAACATTGGCGGCAAATGCTGTGCTACTTGGAAATGGCACAAGTGCATTGCAAACAGTTGCGGCAAGTACATTGGGTAACGTATTAACATCTAATGGGACAACTTGGGTTTCACAAGCATCAAGTGGTGGAACGCCTGTAGTTACTATTTATTCAGCACCAGCTACATGGACAAAATCTCCAACACTTAAAGCGGTAAAAGTCTTTATGGTTGCGGCGGGTGGTAGTGGTGGCTCGGGAACTACAAACCCTGCTTTGAGTTCAATTCTGGGCGGCCCCGGCGGTAATGGCGGGATTTTGCAAGGTTTTGCACAAGCGTCAGCAATCCCCGGCCCTTTATCTATTACCGTTGGTTCTAGTAATGCTGGCGGCACAAATGGCACACCCGGCACACCAAGTAACCCCGGAGTGACGGGTGGAACAAGTTCTTTTGGTACTGTTTTTTCTACAACTGGAGGTGGTGCTGGTACTGGTCAAAGTGGCCCAACACCCGGTGTAGCGGGTGCGCCCGGTGGTTCGTATACGATTACAACAACACCAACAACTTCATCGTTAGAACTTACAAGCCCAACAGCAACACCAGTTCAGGCTTATGGTGTTCGTGGTCTAACTGGCCCAACTACAAAAAATGCAAGTGGGTATGGCATGGGCGGCGCAGGTACTGCTGGCCCTGCCCCCGGCGGTTCATCTTCTGGAGGATTTATGATTGTTGAGGAGTTTTATTGATGAAAGCATTGGTTTCACCTAATGAGCCAAGAGAAATTGGCTATCGTGTTGCTCAAGTTGAACAACAAGAATTTGAAGTGGCACTTCCCTTGTTTTGGGTAGACTGTGCAGATACCGACAAAGCAGACCAATGTTGGTACGACCCAAGCGACCAGACAATCAAACCATTTGACATTACAGGATAAATTATGTGCGACCAACTCAGTCAATTCATTGTTGAAAAATATGTCCATCTTAAGGACTTTCTTGCCAAAGAATCATGTGCTGAGTTAACCGCTGAATTGAACCGTTTGGTTGCTGAAAAACAAACCACACAAGACAGTCAATGCCCAAAGTCAGAAGCAATTCACGGCGCAATGGCATTTGATAAATTGCTGGTTGACTTATTGCCATACTTTGAAAAAGCATCAGGCAAACGACTTTATCCGACATATTCGTATGCTCGACTGTATGCGCCTAATGATGAATTAACCATTCACACCGACCGCGAATCTTGTGAAATTAGCGCAACCTTGACGCTTGGATTTGATGGTAATGTGTGGCCTATTTACATGGGTGATGAGGATAAGGCTAACGCAAGCAAGATTGATATGGCTGTGGGTGATGCTGTGCTTTACAGGGGCATGGACAAACATCATTGGCGCGAGACATACACAGAGGGAAAATGGCAAGCACAGGTTTTTCTGCATTATGTTGATGTTGATGGCATACACGCTGAATGGAAATTTGACAAACGACCATCACTTAACTTGCCATCGGTTGAAATGCGGCATTGGGTTTACAACGACATCTTGACATCTGATGCGTGTGATTCATTGATTCGGCTTTACACACAAGACAGAGTACCAAAAGAACCACCTGTGATTGGTGATGGTGTTGGCGCAATCAATCTGGAAGTGCGAAATGTCATTCGTGTGATGTTGCCGACATACAAAGACATTGGCGGTCGATTGGCGGCGGCTGGTCTGTGGGCAAATAAACAAATGTGGAACTTTGACGTTACCCATGCCAATCAAGCTGAATTCCTTGCATATCCTGCTGGCGGTCGCTATCAAGCCCATGTGGACACTTTTTTGCAACATGGGGATGAATGCCGTAAATTGACGGTATTAGCGTTCCTGAACGATAATTTCAAGGGTGGCAAGTTCTTCTTGCAAGACGGTCAGAATCGTTATTACCCGCCTCAAACCAAAGGCACTGTGTTGGTGTTTCCATCTTTCATAATGCACGGCGTGGAGGATGTTGAGGAGGGTGAACGATTTTCTGTTGTGTGTTGGATGGTAGGCAAATTTTTTAGGTAGCAAAATGGATTCACCTATTCTGTCTGTTCGCAATATCAGCGATGAAGAATTAAAAGCAATGTTGCGAGAAGCGGCAGAATGGGGCGCAAAACGCGCATTGGCTGACATTGGCTTGCATGATGATGACGCTGGTTCAGATGTTAAGGAATTGCGCGGCTTGCTTGAAACATGGCGCGATGCAAAGCGCACGGCATTTAGAACGGCAATAAGCTGGCTGACCAAAGGATTTTTGATTATGGTAATTGGTAGCGTCTGGTTTTACGCAAGCAAAAAGGGGTAAAAAATTGACCCTATTACTTTGTTGGTCATGGCAAATAGTTGCGTGGCGGCTATTAGACAAGGTGCGTCACTTTATAAACAAGCCAAAGAATCTTTCCTTGAAGTCAAAGCCGCCGCTGATGAGGTTGTTGGCATATATAAGGAAGTTACTGGATTTTGGAGTAACTTTAGTAACTTTTTCAAACCCAAAAAATCAACGCCCAAGCCTGTGGCGAAAGCGCGGAAAAAAGAAAAATATGTTGCCTACACAGAGACACAAGCCGCCGCCGACATTGTTAAGCAACTGACCGAATTCTTTTCACTGCAAGACCAGCTTAACGAATATCTGAGGGCTGAAGAATTAAAAGCAAAAGTCTATAACCCAAACATAAGCAATGCTGAAATGATGGGAACGGCGATGAACGTGATTATGTGTCGGCAACAGATGCAAGAATTGGAAGTGACAATTCGTGAAATCATGGTGTATCAGACACCGGGTTTAGCTGACTTGTACACCCAGACTTTTGAGTTGCGCGGCAAGATGCAGGAACAACAAACCAAAGCACGACTTGCACAGGAAGCACAAGACAGGCGGGATTCATGGCTACATCGGGAAAAAGAAAAGTCCCTCAAATTAAAAATAGCGTACCTTTTGGCAACGGCGTTCCTCCTGCTATACGTTTGGCTGTGGCTGATACTCCTCAATCGGTGGCAAAAGACATAATGGGATGGGTCGCCATGTGCATCTGCATAGGGTTGCTACTACCCTTGCTTGGATTCCTGTATGTGGATATATTGACGGCAAAGAAAGACGTTCAGATTGAATTGACCAAGGTGCAAGAGTTGCGCCGACAGATTGAGCAAGAAAAACGAAAGGATGAATGATGGATTGGCTTAAACAAATTGCACCGACAATCGCCACTGCCCTTGGTGGGCCATTGGCAGGGCTTGCCGTGGACGCAATCAGCAAGGCTGTGGGCATAGACCCCAAAGACGTTACAAAGACCATCAGCGAGGGCAAATTAACTGCTGACCAGATTGCACAGATTAAGACTGCTGAACTCGCTATGGCGGCGCGCGCACAGGAACTTGGGCTGGACTTTGAAAAGATTGCCGTTGATGACCGCAAATCAGCACGGGAAATGCAAGTGGCTACACAGTCGTGGATACCCGGCGGCATGGCAATCATTGTCACCTGTGGGTTCTTCGGCATTTTGATTGGCTTGATGACCGACCATTTCAAAACCACTGATGCGCTTATGCTGATGCTTGGCTCGCTTGGCACAGCGTGGACAGGCATCATCGCATTCTATTTTGGCTCATCTGCTGGCAGTCAAAAGAAAGACGAATTGCTTCATCAATCCAGCCCAACAAAGTGAGGTTGCCATGCGTACCAATTTTGATGTTGCACTGCTGAAACTTTTGCTTCATGAAGGTGGTTTTGTTAACCATCCAGCCGACCCCGGCGGCATGACCAACCTTGGCGTGACCAAAAAAGTCTGGGAAGAATGGCGCGGTCAACCTGTTGATGAAGCTGAGATGCGAGCATTAAGCCCTGAGAAAGTTGCGCCGCTTTACAAAGCTAAATATTGGGACATGGTGCAAGCTGACCGTTTGCCGCATGGCGTGGATATGTGCGTGTTTGACTGCGCCGTCAACAGTGGCGTGAAAAGGGCATCAAAACTGCTTCAAAGGGCTGTTGGCGTGGATGATGATGGGGTTATAGGCAGAGCAACTATGGCGGCTGTAGAAGCCTTAAATCCAGAAGAAGTCATTAACCGATTTTGTGCTGAACGGTTGACGTTTCTGGAAGCCTTGCCGACCTTTGCAACTTTTGGCAAAGGCTGGACACGGCGAGTTGCTCAGGTGCGCGAGGAATCACAGAATCTGGCTTAACTTTGCCAATCGGCAATCCAGTTGGCAAGCAGACAGCAAACGCCAACTGTGACCGCACCGCCAAGCATTAAAACAAATACCAGCACCAGAAAATCCATCATTTTGTTTTCCTTGATAAAGCCTTGGAATAAATGAACACTTGATTCTTTTCGTTGATGTCGCGGTTATCCTGTTTGCGCTTGGCGTATTCTTCGCCTTGTTTAAACCGCTTCATTTTTGTGTCGCGTGTCCAGATGCTTTTGCCGCTGTAATCAAATGCTGTAACCATTGAGTTCCTTGAGTTTTGCTTCAATGGCTCTGGCAAAAGCAATGTGCGTTTCTTCATTTTCACCAACCGTGCTTCCAAGCAGATAATCTATCTCAACATCAGTCAGCCCTACCCATGTGCGCGGTGATTGCTCTGCATCTTTCATCGCTTCTTTAAAGTCAGCCACAAAATCCATTGCTTGCAAACCATACTCCTTAAGAATATTCTCAACAGCAGGAAACCATGCTGGTGGCTCTGTGCGCTGTGCCAAGGCTTCTTTGCATTTATTAATGACAGTTTTGTACATCGACAAATATTCTGGTCTTTCATATATTTCAATTAAGTCTTGGTTGTCTTCCAAAAACTCAAGTGCCAGCTTCAATACTTCTTGTGTCATGTTTGTTCTCCTGTTCTGGCTCTGATAGCAAGGGCAATCGTGATACCGATAACACCAAAGCTTTGTTCAGCAACCTTTGCACACGCTTCACGCTCTTTAGCGGCTATCAGTTTGGCAAAAACCATAATTTCTTCACGACCAACATTCATGTAAGTATCCCAAATATCTGGGTAGTCATCATGGTTGTAGGCTAATCCAGCTTCAGTAGCCATCTCAATAATTTCTTGTGTCATTTCTTCATTCCTTGAATATAAACAGACAGACTGTCTAGCGTATCTTTGCCAAACCCCTGCATCTTTTGAATTTCAACAGTGACTTCATCAATGACTTTATTTCGCAAGTCATCATAAAATTCTTGCGATGACTTTGGCGCAATCGGCTCTGTTGGCTTATTAAATTCACTCATAGCAATTCCCATCCAAACATAAAAAAGAAACTGTAAACCTTGCAAATGATGCCAACAACAGTTGCCCAAAACAAACTGGTCAATATTGTGATTGCGTGTTTCATCTTAAAAACCCGTCCCGTCTTGCCATGTGCGCTGTTCTGTATTCAAACAAATTTGCAAGGTTTGGGTTAAGTATGGCAAACAATCGCGCAAGGTAAGGGCTTATGTTGTTGTTGATTTTCCAGCCGCCATCGCCTTGCTCAGACAGCGCAGAATGGTGTCGCAATACATGGATGATGGTTCTGGCTGAATAGTGCTTAAAACCAGCCCTGACCACTTTAAAGGCTTCTTGCTCAAAGGCAATCCAGATGTGCGCGTTTTCCGGTATCCAACGCAAGAATTCATCGCTGAATTGTTCTTTATGTTCATGTGCAATATCTTCGATTGTGTAATTTTCCATTTGTTTACTCCAGAACTTTGTAACCGCGACCGTTTAAGCAAGTCTTAACAATCGCTTGTCTGCGTTGGTAGGCTGACCATGCGCCTGACCCACTTCCCACAATCGCGCCAGAAGCCAATCCAGCACCAGCGGCGTTATGGATAGGCATACCCGTCTTGCTGGCAATCCATGCGCTTAAAAGGGCTGATGCCGCGCCTTGGATGGCGGCTGACTTTGCCATTTCGGTAGGCACATGAACTTCTTCAGATATACGTTCGCATTCCATCTGGTCTGCATAGATGTTGCCGGGTGTTGTGCTGAACTTGGGGTCAATAATGATTCGGTTGGCACAACCAGCAAGCAAAAGCAAAAACAATATTTTTGACATTTTCAATTCCTTATGTGATTTTTAATACCTCAAGAAACCCTGTGCTTTCATTGATGTGGCTAGTGTATGAATCTCGCCCAAAAGTCCGGTACATATATGAACTGACCCAAGATTGAAGTTTTATGCCGCCATATTTGTCAAAAGGTATTTCTACAACTTGGCCTGTTTTAATTGTTGACAAATAACCGCTGACAAATTTGGTTGGTTCGCCTCGCGGGTATTGTGAACTTGACCTTTGGCGTTCAGCCGCAATAACCAAATCGCCATGTTGATTGCCATCTGAATCAATAATTGCAAACTGGCAACCCAAAGAATTCAAAATTGAAATCGCTTTGTTTAATGCTATGTCATGTATTTTCATATCAATCTTTCAAAAAGGCGGCTTACAAGTTTCCTATGCGCCGGGGTTAATCAAAAAGGAATATCGTCATCAGGCATGGATTCGGCACGGCGACCGGGTCGTGGTTCAGACTTGGGCTTTTCTTTGTCATACGGTTCATTGATAAAAGCGTACCCATTCCATTCCAGCGGGATGACATCCAGCTTCAACATCGGGCCATGCTTGCTTTCAATGATTGCACCAATTTTCTGGTACTTTTTCTTTGTCTCGCCTTGCGCGTTGACGTATTCGCCCATGACGGCGGTGACTTCTTTGTATGCCATTATTTATTTTCCTTTGCTAATTCAGCTTGCTTTTTTATTGCACTGCGGACTTTGCTGTCCAATTTTGACCACAACGCAATTTTTTCATCACCATCTTCAATGCCTGTGTATTGTTCATAAGCACCGTGCATATCGTCTGCCGCCACTCGTTCCAAAATGGCATCCAGTACGTCTTGCACAACAGCTTGGCGGTCAGGTTTCAACCCATCCCATGCGCCTTGTGTTGCTGATATTTTTGGCACTGACTTGCTAGCGGCATTGCCATCGTCATCTTCTGGCGCAAGCCCTGTGGCGGCTAACAGCGAATATCTACGGGCATAAGTCGCGCAACTGCCAATGCCTTGAGCATCCAACTTGACTGCTGGCACAAACAAACGACCTCCGCTAAGTTGTTCGCCTGACTCATGAATAAACAGCGTTTCTACAATCACGCCTTTATCGCATTCGTGGAACTGTTGCATCAAGGCAATGCCATTGTCGTTAAGTGCGTCAATGACTGCTTCAACGCAAGCAGACAGATCAGCATACTTTGACCGGAAATGCGGGTTGGTGCTGGATTTAAGTGCTTTGCCAAATGCTTTTTGCGCCTTAACCAGCGCGGCTGATACTTTTTGCATTTCAATTATCCTTTTCAATTAGTTCACGTTGTAAGTTCAAAATTTCTTCTTCATCAACTTTTTGAAGTAATTTCAGCGTTTCAATTTCTGCATCCATGCGGGTCAAATAGCCCTGAAGCATTCCGCATTTAAATGCAAGCCTAGATGTTGAATCATCAGGGTATTTTTCGCGTGAAAGTTTTTCAGCTTCACTTACCATTTCATCAACTGTCATTTCAATCCCATCAAATTTTTAATTAAGAATATCAATCCGATGATGTAAACAAACATAGGCAAATTTGACTTGGGTTTGATGTCAAGCAAAATGCCCTGCCAGAATTCTTCATCGCGGCTCATGACCGCTTTTTGCGGCGGTGTGTAGTACGCACCAATCCGTAGACCAGTGCGCGTGGTGTAGGGCAAGCTAGTCAAGCTGGCTTTCCCATCGAGATATGTCGGCTTCACGGCGTTCGTCTTCGCAATGTTTTCGCCAACGATGTGCAATTTCGGTTTCAATTTGCGCGGTGTCTTTTTGGCTAATGTCATTTGTGACCTCCAATCCATCTTGAAAAACTTGAATCTCAAATTCGGCGTTCAAACCGACATCTTCATCCTCATCGACAAAGTTGTAAACAACTGTGACATCTGCGCCACTGGAAAGCTGATGTGTAAAAAAACAGGTCATATTTTTTTCTCCTGCAATTGTTGTTTCATTTCATCTACCATGCGTTCAAATTGCCAAGTCAAAACGTCAAAGTATGAATTTTCAACAATTTCATCGGTGATTCTTTGTTCAATAGTGGCACGGTCGCGCATATCGCCATCATTTTGATATTTGAGGGTAATTATCCAAGTCATGCTTTTTCCCTTTCGGCAAGCATTGCGTCTGCTTGTTGATATGCCCAACGTGCGTAATCACTTGGCGTCATGTCTAAATCATCTATTGATACCAACCCTTGCATAGCTTTTGCCGCAAAGTAATCACGCAAAGTCATGCCATTACTACCACCAATAATCCTGCCTTTGTCATCAGTAAAAATGCCTGTTGGAAATGCTGGTGGGTTGTTCATTTCAGCAACTCCTTAGCAATTTCAATCAGAAACGGCACTGACAAAATCAGGCCAACTGCTGTTGCTTGGAAAAGTTCTGTAATTTTCATTTGTAAACCTTTTGACAAATGCCCCCGTAGGGGCGATTAAATTAAGCAAGCAACATTTCTTCAGCTTGTGACTTCATGCGGTTGCCATTGCCAAACCATGCGTTATTCATGCGTGTATCAACATTGTGTCCACGCTCATGGTCGATATACTGGGTAACAGCGTTCAGCAAGCCCCATTTCGTGCCGTAAACGCCATAATTATTCGCGCCCATACCCGCGCCACCAAATAATTCTAAAACCCGCTTAAATCCGCGAGACTCTTTGAATGTGTTGGTCTGGTGGTTGTATGCCGCAGGGAATAAAGTATTCACAAATTCATTGGCGTACTCACTGGATATTCCTTGCCGGGCAAATTTTCGGTATTTGTCCATCATGCCGTCAAACCCGCTGACAACTAAGCCCAAACGGTCACGCATCAGGCTTTGGTCAAAAGTTGAACCATGCGTCAAAATTACTCGGCTTGGTGCAGATTCTTGGTCGGCGGCAGACAACGTGTTATTGCACACAACCCTGATGCTGGTGAATTGTCCAATCGTGGCGGCAGTGCCATCAAAGCTCGTAGACAACAGCAAATATCCGCGCACAGCATCATCTTGCAAAACCACTGACTCGCGGTTTACATTTGCCAACGCCCAGATTCTTTTGCCGCCTTTGATTGCGCCAGCAACCTCAAGAGTAAAGCCAGCGGATTGCACAAGCGTGTTAAAGAATTCAAGCACCTCTGACGGCTGGTGAATGTTGTATCTATTGGTTACTACACCCAACGGCGCAAAAGTGTCATTGCGGTAAATCACAAGTTTGTTTGGCATTGTTACAAGGTTTGCATTAAGTGTTGGCTGAAATTGCACTGGTGCAACATTTGCGTGCCAATTTAAACCAGCCTCTTGTTGCCAAACTTCAATGGGTGCGTCTTGGGTCAGTTGTTGACCAAGTCCATGCCAAGGCATTGCATTTGCATAAGCAATTTCTGCTTTGCCTGTAATCACATTTTGTTCTATCAAGTGAGCCATTTTTAATTCCTTTAAATTTAAGTTTCACACACACACGCAGTATAAGCCAACTAATATACCCTACGCAAGCTCAGGGTTATTAGCTGATTCATATTGTTCAAATGTCCATTCCAGCGCGTCTTTGAGTGGGGTCAAAGACAGGTTGCAATCCTCATATCCATCAGCAATAGATTTCAAGTAATGTGCTTGTGGTGGGCGATAATCTTGACAATTCATGAAGTAAATAAAAGCTTCAGTGTGTTTGCCAGCACCACGATAAATTCGCACGTTATTGCGACCATAGAGGCTTGGATAACCCTCATACCTATCCAGTGCATCAACACAATCATTTGACACACTCCACAGCCCAATCATGACTTTTGAACCATGTGAATATTCAATGTCAGCAACTCCACGGAAAACTAATCGGTAATTGTGAAGCTCGCCAATTCCTATGAACTTGGCTTTAGGACATCTACGCAACATTTGCTCATGATTCAAATTGCTTCCATAAGCGGCATAAATACGATTCGTTTTCATTACAGTGCTTTCAATATCAAAAGTTTGGTGGCTTGCAAATCATGCAAAAAATTCTCAGCGGTGTCATAACGCACAGGTACATCACTTAAAAACTTGGCGCGGTGGCTGACAAACAACATATATTCCATGTCACTTTTGCCAGCAGTAAACAGTCCAGCCTCACGCATTCGGGTCACAACTTCGGTACAGGTGCGTCCTGCATAAATCGCACCATCAGTCATCATTGCTAAATATGTCATGGTCATTTCCTTATGCGGCAATCGGGGTGCGTCCATTTGCGCGGTCTGCATCGGCAAACTTTGCTTTGCGGCTCACAAAAAACTTGCGGGTCGCGGCATCAGGGCAAACGTCCAACAGGTTGGCAAACTTGCCATCGCCAGTAGCGCGGATTGCTTTGGCGGTCATGGCGCAAGTCACAAAACCCATCACCAACTTAATCCAGCTTGTCATTTTTTCACCTGTCACAGTGCCACCATGCTGTCTAAATTCCACAGTGCCGTGGCGTAACATGGATTCAAGGTTCAGCTTGTGGTAACGGCTGGTGTATCCGTTGCCATCACCGTTCACGGCTTGGATAATGCCGTTCAAATTGGTTGCCTTGTCAATGGCTTTGAAGCCTTGCTCAAGGCTTTGAAACTTGCTACGGATGCCTTTGCAAAAACGGTTATTTCTACGGCTTGCACCGACCACAGCATCAAAGCAGTTTTCGTATTTCAACCACATTTTGCAAACGCGCTTCAACTGGTCAGTTGTCAAATCGCGTCCGTCAATGTGTACATGGAAACCACAACTTCCGTTGACTTTTGCACCAGCGGTTTCAAGCGCATGGGCAACAAGGGCAACTTGCATCAAGCCGTTTTCGCCTTGCAATATTGGGCTGACCAACTCAAAAGCATTTGCGCCAACTAAACTTGCATCACTGACCACTTTCCAATAAGTTTTGGTAGTGTGGTTGTAACCATCAACAGCGGCACGGATGCCCACAGCGGTCAATACTTCAACAACACGGCTCATGCTCAAACCAGTTGCTTCAATTTCAATTCCAAATGCTCTGTTCATTTTCAATCCTTTTTAATTGGTTGGTTTGTTTCGGTATGTGTGCAGTATAAGCCAACTAATATACCCTACGCAAATGCAAGGGTATTAGCTAACTCAACAAACAGGGGTATTAGCCAAATAATAATTCAGCAAATAAAAGTATTAGCCAACTAATCGGCTTGCAAAATATATGTAGTCAGCTTATACTTGCACGCATGAAAACTCTTGAAGCAATACGTTTAGCAGGGTCACAGGTAAAGCTGGCAGAGCTTTTGGGAATCACGCAATCAGCGATTTCTCAATGGGGTGATGACGTTCCTGATGCAAGATTTTGGCAGTTAAAAGTCTTGAAGCCTGAGTGGTTTTAAGGCACAATTTGAGGCACAGCTAGGGTAGCTCCTGAAAAGACGATTCTTCACCGTCCTGCTGTTGTTTCTTCCGTGAAGATGACCAATGAAGTGAGGTTAATTTGCATTACTACCAATTCCATATTGGCGATTACAGAGCCGCCACAGCACATTTATCCAATGAGGAAGATTTAGCATATCGGCGGCTTTTGGATATGTATTACGACACTGAAAAACCCATACCTTTGGATGTTGCATGGGTTGCCAAGCGACTTCGGACAAGTACAACAGTTGTTCAAGATGTTTTGGCTGATATGTTTGTACAACAGGAAGATGGGTTTCATCACATGAGATGTGACCAAGAAATCATTGTTTACAAAGGTTTTTCTGATGCTGGCAAGCGTGGGGCGGCTAAGAGGTGGGCAAAGGGGGGTGATAGCCTCCCTATAGCCTCCCCTATGCTAACCAACAACCAAGAACCAATAACCAATAACCATAATATATGTATTAGTCCGCCTGACGGCGAACCACCGCCAGAAAATGCCAGAAAATTACCCGGCTGTGACCATAAAAGCGTCATTGCGCTTTACCACCAACATTTGCCGACCATGCGGAGAATTGAGGTTTGGAATGACACACGGGCTGGATACCTACGGCAACGATGGCGGGAAGTGGCAACGGAGTTGGCAGAAAACAAGGATATTGTTGTTTTAGACATTTTGAATTGGTGGGAAGAATTCTTCCAGCACGTTGGCAAATCTAAATTTTTGACGGGTAGGGTTAACGATAAGGGTGGGCGAGCTTTTGTGGCTGACCTTGAATGGATTTTGAAGCCAAGCAATTTTGCAAAAATAATTGAAGGGAAATATCATGGCACTTAATAATTTTGCGCGGAAAGAAGATGATTCAGCCAACGATGTACAGCGGTTAATGTGTACTGCACCCGGATGCAACAAACGCTGGTCTGTCAACATGGGAAGCCCAAAGTGTTCATTTCATCAATGGGGCAATGTCAAGGAGTTTGGCGTAAAAAGTCAATTACCCAAGTTGGAGTCACCGCCAGACGTTGAAGCATGGTGGCAAAAATGAAAATTGAAGAAGCTCACAAACTTTTGGATGAAGTAAAAGATGGAAACCGCATCGCAACAATTATTGAAATCACAAAAGCACTCTGGCAAACAGGCGACCTCCGAGTACCAGAAAACCTTACACCATTTGATTTGGATGGCATCAATGTCGGGCGCGAAAAAATACGCATGGGACAGGGCGCAGAAATTGGATGCTGACTCATCAGGGTTTTGGCGCGGCATAGCTGATGATTTAACGAAAGTAATGAATGAGAAAAGCGGCAAAGACGGACAGCAATCAAAGTGATGTTGTTAACGTATTGCGTCAAGCTGGCGCAAGCGTTCAATCATTGGCAACAACTGGCAAAGGCTGTCCAGATTTGCTTGTGGGTTATCACGGCATCAATTACTTGATGGAAATCAAAGATGGCGACAAAGTGTTAAGCAAGCAAGAATTGACCATTTATCAAAAGCATTGGCACAGTCTTTGGCGTGGTTCAGTTCACATTGTTAAGTCAGTCGATGAAGCATTAAAAATATTACAGAATAAAAAATGATTTACAAATTGGAAAACAGCAAGCAAGCCCATGCGTTGATATTGACATTATGGTTCAAAATCAAAACCGCTTTGGACACTGGCAAACGCTTAACGATTGAAGTTAAGCCAGAAAGCAAAACACGTGACCAAGAGGAGATGTATCACGCAATGATTGGCAAAATTGCAAAACAAGCACAACATCAAGGGGCGCGTTGGAATGCTGACGATTGGAAACGATTGTTGTTACATGAGTTTGCCAAACAAGCAAATTTGCCGCAGGGCAGAATCGTTGCAAGTCTTGACGGCACAGGCATTGTTCAACTTGGGTTGCAAAGCAGGAAATTAACAAAAGAGCAAGGCAGTGAATTTATTGAATGGCTATTTGCATGGGCGGCACAAAATGGCGTTGACTTAACATGAGAAAACAATGTCGCAGAAAAATATGGGCAAAAGTTAATCCCATTGAACACGCTTTGCATGGCGCGGCAATTACGCCTGAAGACAAACTGGACAAATTGCGCCTGAACGAATTAAGCGCGATTGAATCAATGGTCAAGGGTAACGCTACAACTGGCGATTGGCGGGTGCTGGTGGATATGCTTAACATTGCTGAGACTATGGCAACAAACGGCATTGGCATTGAAGTGCTTGCAGTGTGTGAAATTGTGCAAAAGGAAATGGAATCAGCGGCGCACAGGTACGAAAAAACCCGCAAGATGGGCTTAACAGGCACAGGCATTCGTTATTTGAAAGAATTGTACGAATATCACGATTTGCAACGAACAAGCATCAGTCGGTCTGAATATGAACGTATGATTGAAAAAACCATCAACTACATTCGTTCCAACAATCATCGGGTTGTACATATCACATGAGGCAAAAATTTCAATATTTTCGCAGTAAAAAGCACTTGAAGAACGTGGCATCATTGCCATGTCAGCATTGCGGCCTAGAGGGGCAAACGCAAGCGGCGCATAGCAACATGGCGGTACATGGCAAAGGGCGAGGCATTAAGGCTTCTGATGTGTTTGCGGCGGCATTATGCTTTGCTTGCCATCACGATTTGGATGGCGGTCACAGCTTAACAAAAGACCAAAAGCAAAAGATGTTTTTTGCCGCATTGAAAAAAACATGGATTGAGTTGCAAAAGCGGGATTTGATACTGATTGACTCGCCTGACCCGCTGGTGGATAATTAACAAAACATCAAGAAGTGTGTGGATTGGCAGGATGAAGTCGGTCATGTGACCTCTGAGAGTTCGGTGTCTTGCAAGCTAACCGTCTACAAGTCATTCATCCCGATGCTCTGCATGGGTCGCACCCATAACAGTCCATACACTTGTTGGTGAAACAGCTAACACGCATGGGAATTGTCAACTTGCTTTCAGTGGCATTTAATCGGGTTCACCTGAGTACAGTTTCCAGCCGTGTTGGTGAAAGCGGATGCTGAAGGATGGCCTAGACCGCCACGTTGCTTAATTGTCAACCAGAAGTAGCGAGTAGCCGACAACCTTTAAAGGAAAATCATGGTTAAATTCACTGCAAGCATTCAAGAAATAAGCAAAGCTGACCCTGTGATGGATTACGTCATTTGTTTGCTCAACAGCGTCACAACGGCACACATTCTGCATTTGTCCAACCGTAGTTATAGCCAGCACAAGGCACTGGAAACCTTTTACACTGAGATTGGCGACCATGTGGATGACTTTGTTGAAGCGTTTCAAGGCAAATATGGTTTGCTGACAAAGTACCCTGTCACTGCCGCATTGTTTCCAGAACAAGACCCTGTTACATACTTAACATACCTAAGCGATGAAGTGGCAATGCTTCGCAAAGCAAATGGATTTCCACAAGATTCAGAATTGCAAAACATCACTGATGAAATCGTGCAGTTGATTGATTCAACACTTTACAAGCTAAAGTTTCTGGCTTAACAAAAGGGCATTACATGACAGCACAGCTAAAAATCGTATACAAGAAAACAGAAGATTTAATCCCTTACGCAAGAAACAGCCGAACACACGATGAAGGCCAAGTCGCGCAAATAGCGGCAAGCATCAAAGAATTTGGATTTACCAACCCAATTCTTTTGGACGGGCAAAACGGCATCATTGCTGGTCATGGGCGAGTGTTGGCGGCGCAACATTTGGGCGAAATCAAAGTGCCAACTATTGAGCTTTCACATTTAACAAATGAGCAAAAAAGAGCTTATGTAATTACAGATAACAAACTTGCATTAAATGCTGGTTGGGACAATGAGCTTTTAGCATTAGAAATAAATGATTTAAAAGATGTTGGCTATGATTTAGACATCTTAGGGTTTGGTGAACATGAGCTTCAATCCTTGTTTGGCAATGAAGAAAAAACAGACCAAGACCAGCCAACCAAAATCAATTTCACCATTCAATTCAACATTATTTTTGATGATGAAGAACAACAATCCGATTGGTACAATTTTGTCAAATACTTGAAAGACCAATATCCAGACGCAGAAACTGTTGGTCACAGATTGCAATTATTTGTCCGGGCAAATGGCTATGGCACGGATTAAAAAATACATTGACATTGATGTATTGACAGCCGCCAAACAGCGCATCAACCATTTAATTGATACTTTTGACACATTAGCTGTCATGTTTTCTGGCGGCAAAGATTCACTTGTCGTATTGCATTTGATAAAAGAAGTTTACGATGAGCGCGGCATTACAAAACCTGTGAATGTAGTGTTTCGCGATGAAGAATTGATACCAATGGAAGTTATCAATTTTGTAGATAAATATCGACAAGAACCTTGGATAAAAATGGTTTGGTTTGCCGTACCGTTGGCTTCCACCAAATACATTCTTGGAATGTGCCATGTCTATACGCAATGGGACAAAAAACGTGAGCATATTCGCCCAATGCCTGAATGGGCGGTAAGCACAGCACCAGATGACGCAAGAATATTTGACCAATATACGATGGATGACTATGCCGCTGAGTATTACAAGGGCAAGGTCGCCTTTTTAACTGGCATACGGTCAAGCGAATCTATTATGCGGTTTCGCGCCAGCGTCAACAAACTCAATGAAAACTACATCAATGCCGTTCCCTCAACAGACAGGGTAAAGCTGTGCAAGCCCATCTATGATTGGGAAGAAGATGATGTTTTTCGTTATTTTTACGATAGAAATATTGCCTATTGCAAACTGTATGACCAGCAGATGTGGGCGGGTCAATCTTTGCGAGTGTCCACTCCGCTTCATGCGGAAAATGCCAAGCGTTTTGACAAAATAAAACAGTCCGCACCAGAAATGTATGCCAAAGTCATTGAAATATTTCCTGAAATGCTGGCGCATGAACGCTATTACAAAGAACTGGACAGGGACGCTATCAAAGCCAAATATGGTCAAACTTACGAAGGTGTCCGAGCTTGGATAGAAGAAAACATTGAAGATGAAGAACAATACCGCAAAGCGTTAAATCGGTACAACAGCGTCATGAGCCGCGCCAAAAAGTTTCCCAATGCGTACCCGCCCAAGCATTTGCTCAATGCTTTCATGAGTGGCGCATACAAACGTGAAATTCTGCCTCAAAAAGTCTAATCGCATCACATAATCACCTGTAAAGGACAACATGACATCAGACCCTATCAACCGCATTGAATGGCGGCTTGCGTCTACTTTAAACGCAAATGACTACAACCCAAACGTGGTTTTTACTCCAGAATTGAAACTGCTGGAACGAAGCATTTTAAAAACAGGATGGGTACAACCAATTTTGATTACGCAAGACGGCACAATCATTGATGGGTTTCACCGTCATCGGTTAGCGCAAGACAGCACCAAGCTCAAAAAAGTCTACAAAGGCAAAGTTCCATGTGCCGTGATGGATATAAGCCAAACAGAAGCCATGATTGTGACCATTCGCATGAATCGCGCCAAAGGCTCACACGTTGCTATGCGTATGTCTGAAATTGTCCGCAATCTTATTGATATTCATGGAATGCTTCCGGAAGAATTGGCAAGCGATATTGGCGCAACCAAAGCAGAAATTGACCTTTTGTACCAAGATGGCGTGTTCAAAATGAAAAACATCAAAGACTACAAATACAGCAAGGCATGGATACCAAGCGACACAAGGCTGGAATCATGAGGTTTAATTCCAAAGAACACATACAAATCTACGTGGATACTGGCAAATTTCCAGCAATCCACTTGCCTCTTGTGTCACTTGCAATAGAACATTTGAATGGTCGGCGCGGTTTAGATTTGTGTTGTAGTCATGGTTTGTTGGGCGAACAGTTGCACAAACGACATGGGTTTTATATGGTTGGCGTTGATTCGGATGCTAAATCCGTTGCGTTGGCAAAAAACAACTCCATCACAATGGATATTTATCAAATCAAGCTCAAAGCAGAAACTTTTCCTGTTATTTTTAAGCTCATACAGGAAAAAATGTTAGACGTTTTGATTGCAAGACGTTGTTTTCCTGAGCTTTTTGGTGAAAATTTGCAACTTGGAAAATCATTTTTTGCTGAACTAAGCAAATCTGGCATTAAAGAAATTGCTTTGGAAGGTCGTGTCCAAACATTAAAAGCGACCAACCCATTGGCATCTTTAGATGCAGAAATAGCACTGGCAATAAATTATTACAGTGTCAAAATACGCCAAGGCAATACAGCAATTTTGCAACTTAGATGAACCATTACAACGGCTTCAGCCCGGCACAGCGTAATAAAGCCCAAGCATGGCTCAATAAACAATGGTCTACTGGTCTACTGGCGCGTCCTGTATCCTGTCACGCTTGCACACAGGATAAAGGCATTATTGATGCCCATGCGGAAGATTATTCAGAACCCTTTGCCAAAGGCAAAACAGACCAATATCACCTGTGTTTTCGTTGTCACATGGCAGTACATTGTCGTTTTCGCAACCCAAATGCTTTTGCTCAATATAGGGATGAGGTATATGCTGGTACTGTATATGAGCCTTTTTACACAAGGGATTTTTTTACGTTTGCTAAACAACAGTTAAATAATTGGCATCCTGTAATTGATTACTATTCATTACATACAACAGATGTCCTTGGCATCATAGGGAATAGTCATGCCATCAGTGCCTAAAGCCACAAAATGTTCACAACTTGGATGTCAAAACGACAGAAGTAAATTGAACACCTACTGTATGGAACACGGCGGTTTACAGCATACCAATCAAGACAAGCACAATGCCTACAGCAATCCAGCATGGCGCACCATAAGACGCGCACAGCTAAGTAAGCAACCACTATGTCAATCTTGCCTTATCAATGGACAGGTAGTATCTGCCAAACACGTTGACCATGTGTTTCCTTGGCGACAGATAGGCGAACACGCATTTTTGCAAAACATCTGGCAATCCCTTTGCCATGACTGCCACAGCTACAAAACAGGGCAAGAACGCAAGGGCATATACGAACACTACACCCAAGAGGGTACACGGTCACTAAGCAGGGCTGACTATGGCGCACACATTGGGCAATGGCACAAAAATATAGAATGAAAGACAATTCCAAATCTTATTAAAAAATCCACTCAAGTTGCCGTTTTTTTATGCAGAAACTAAAAAAATGTGTACCTAAGTAAAAG